TAACGATAGTGGTACTCATCATTCAATGCGTTAGCATAACAATGAGTCCACTCAAAGTTATCCAAGCTCGACCTAACCCATATCGTACACGGATGATTATACATCATTGGTAAGTATGGCGTGAGCGGTCGCTGGTCAAGCGGTAGGTGCTTAATCTTGGCTTTCTCACTATTTAGTACCTCACGTTCGTCCTTGTCAAGCGCACGGGGTACAAAACCTAGTTTGGCATCAATCCATATCGCAGTACATAAGAGTTGTGCTGCCTCGAGAGGCATCTTTACTATGTGCTTGTCGACATGATACTCTGCGCATTTGTCTAGGTCTTCATCTAAATAAAATAAATTCATTACGCTATCCAGCACTTATAATGTGGGCACTCGCCATTCTCTGGCTGTACTTTTGCTCCACAATGTTCGCACTCTCCGTAATGGAATATGTCAAACTCTTTTGTTTCTGAGTTCCACATATTGACTGTTTTTTGTTCGTTGTATTCTGTATTTTTCATATGTATATTATACTAAAATTATAACCATATGTCAAGTATTATTTTGTGATTTCTTACAGTATGGACATTTAGTGCCAATGGGTGTATAAACTATATCACACACCCACTCGCAGTAGTGTTTCCACATTGTCTCCATGGTTTACTTGCTATTGATTTTGTCCTTGGCTGTACCAGCGTAAAGACCAAACCAAGCCGCACCTGCGCCAACAACGATACTAATCAAACCTGATTGTTCCATTGAAGGTTCTGGTAATTCCATAAACCATATTGTACATTTATAGAGTAGTACAATGTATACTGTTAGAAATAAACGAGGGAAGATTCTCCAAGCGTCTATCATTGAAGATAGCCAAATCCAGCGTTGCCACGGATTCTCAGGTTCTTTATCGTTTTCTAACTTTAATATTTCAGCTTTCAGATTACTGTTTTCAGTAACGAGTTCCATAAACTTATTAAGGTCTATTTCTACTTCATTCCTTGACATATCCCCTGAAAACTGATTACTTGGTTCTGCCATATTGTTCTCCTACGGCTTCCAATCATACCAATCATTTCTTATGTAAGGTTTGTTTCCTCTTTCAGTGAAATGAAAACTAATCGATATTCTTGGACTCAGGGTTTCTACCCTATGATATTGCCCTTTCGGAATGTAAAGTAAATCACCTTCGTCAAGAACAAAACTTTCTTTCAAAGTAGCACTTTGAGGACTGTACATCATACCTTTATGGTAAAACTCATTGTAAATAAACCATCTTATTTTTCCTCGAACATGGAAAAGAAAGTTGTCTGTAGAGTCGGCGTGTATTGGAAATACTTTTGCATCTTCTCTTTTACTACAGTATATGTTTGCTTGTCCGCCACCATAGTGCTTTTCAAATTCTTGGCACTGTCTCCATAAATTTTTGTTTAAAAACTCACTGAGTGTCAGTATAAAACTGTGTCCTTCGTTCCAAAGCCTAAACATTTCTTCTCTAGTTCTAGGTTTTGGGTCTTTTTTCTTGCACCATCTTCCCTTGTTATCTACAATTTGTAATTGATTTAGTCTGTCCCATTGTCCAATTTTGTATTGATTTAAATAGTTATCAAATTCTTTCCAACTAAAATAATCATGAAACTTGTTTTCTTCGGACTTAATTATAAAATGTCTTTTGCCCTTATACTGCTCGTAAAATCGGTCAACACCCACTGGGCCTAGTAGCTCTTTAAAATTCAAGACTATTTACCTCATCTACTAATTCCCACCAATAATCTGATACATCTGGTCGCATGTGAGTTGCTTTTGCACTCATCAAATATGAACTATGCCATGGTTGATAACTCAAAGCTGTAAGATGTAATTGGAATATTTGGTCTAAGTCATACCTAGGTAGTTTACCATCATTACTTAGTATGCCATCTGTTATATCTCCATCAAAGCAATTCCATCTAGAATCTAGTCTTACTACTGCTTCATTTTGCATAGGTTTGTCTTTGTCTTCATACTTCTTTACTCTTTCTGCAAAAACCCATTTGAATCCACACTTCTTCTCATAGTAATCATGTGCTTCTTCCCAAGTAAAAAACTCATTTGTTTTTGAGCAATCCATCAATAGCATACTATCACAGTATCCTCCATGTCCATTAAACTTAGTGTCCCATACCATACCAAAAGGTTTACCATATAGATTTATATTATAAAAATCTTCTATGTCTCTAAAGTTAATCATATCCATATCCATATAGATTGCTTTTCCTTTAAATCCCATAAGTTTTGGGATAACATATCTTAATCCTGTGAATGGAGTACCCCAACCCATAGCAGATACCCCAGGAAACATACTAGCTCTCAGAAAGGTTATGTCTAGTTTAGCTGCTGAGTTCTTCTGTAGAGTGTATGCTAGTATCTTTTCTTGTATTTTGTCACATTTATGGTCACTAGCACCTATAAATATAGGTATTCCTGGTTTTAATGTTTTAGACCTTTTAGGTGCTACTTTTAATTGTGTTATTTCTCTTTGAAATATTCGTTTCTGCTTCTCATGTGCATCAGAATAACTTGAACCATTGTTGTTCCAATCTGAACCTACTAATGTAGGGTCTGTATTTGGTGTCATTTTTCCAGTACCTCCGTCTGGTGGACAAGGTTTCCCCATGCCTGTAACAACCCCTGTTAAATCATTGGTAGGGTGCATATTGTTATTAAACTGTACTAGAGGGTCTTGTGCAGTTTCACCATGAGTTTCTAACTGTACTTCTTGAGGTCCATTTGGTTTGTAGTTCTTCCAATCTTCATTACTTATCATTGAAGGGTCTGCTGTGCCTGGCTTGTCTACTGTTATATACATTGTACCTAATTGGACATAGTTTCTCCAATCTCCATTATTTATTAGCACAGGGTCTGTGTTTGGCACTTTATCTTCTGTTAGTCCAGCACCTCCAGGGTGTTCTGGTATATTAACTATATCATCTTTCATTTATATAATACCTCTATAAACATATTACCTTCTTGTGGGTAGACCAGACTACATCCCATGTTTCCTACTACACTATATTCGGTATCTACTAAATCCTGATTCCATATCTTTTTCTCGTGCCAAAAATCATTTGTCCAAGAAGGGGTAGCATACACTTTATCTATTTCTCCATATAAAAAGTCAGGTGTTTTTTTGTATGCGCCGAGCGAAAGGTTATCTCCTATAGATATATAAATCGCTTTTCTTGATAGTGCTTGGTGGAATCCGTTTTGAGTAAAACGAATAAGAGTTATTTTAAAAGGAGTCTCATATCCTTTATGCTTTACTGATATATCTAATTCTTTTATAATTTTTTGACAATGAGCTTTCCACTCGGGATGAGTGTGATTATATCTTCCTTTTTTATAGAACAGTATCGCATCGCAGAAAGGTGCAGTCCAATCGCTGCTCCAAACATTTCTACTTGCTACTGATTTTATCGTTGATGTTGTTAAGTGCATTTTCTAATTTAATAATTCTTTCTTCTAATTCTTCATTCCAATCTTCTAACTCCCAGAATCTGTCTTGTGCAGGTTGGTTTTTATCAAACCACTTTGAAGAGGAGTCTAACTCTTTTCTCCAAAACAACATTCTAATAAAGTCAAACATTATGACGCTGGAAGAATATGGTGTGGTAAATTTAACAGTCTTTCGCTCTGACCTTCTCCTAAGATGTGTAAAAATTCATCTACTGCTGCATTATATTTTGAAGGTATAGTAAGCTGTATAATTACTCTTTTATGATTACCTATATTTCTATCGGACAAGTACTGTCTTCCATCTAGTTTTCCTACTAAACAGTTCCAACACTTTTGTCCTGTATACTTAGAGTCCCTATATTTATAGTGTTTACCTTCTGATACATAGTTCGTTACACCAGTTCCTGAGTTCCATATAAATCTAACAAAGTTCACTGGTTTGTTTTTTCCACTATGCCATGGAGTCCATCCATGATATTCTGGTTGTATTTCCCAAGTATCTAGTTCCCACGCTTGATTATTCGTTGTATTTCTTAACCAATGTAAAAAACTATACTTCAAAGAGCAAGGAGTTCTTTGGTTAAAATCTTTTATACCTGTCGCATGTGTACTGTAATGTCTATATTCATTTGTATTAAAATGTCTACCTGAGTAGTCTACTCCATTACACTCTTCTATTGTTCCATCATCTGCATCCATTACTTGTTTTAGTCTTGCCATCGTCACGTTTGGTGGTGGTGTATACTTAAAAGTAGTGGGGTGTTGCAACACTTGTGTTGCTAATTTATCTAAAGTATTTAGTATTTCTCGATTGTTTATTAAAAGTTTTTTCATTTTTCATCTTTTTTCTCGCTTGGAGCTGTGACTGTTCGATAGTATATTACTACTTCTCCTAGTTGATTGATGTACCTTTTTAATTCTTGCATATCTTCTGACATGACTTTATAATCTCCAATGGTTGTCCCTACAAATAATACTTCTCCATTGTTTTGTTCTTTCATTTCGTCCAAGAACTGGTCTAGGTAGGTATAACCTTCTGGCCAATCTGGATTTTCTGTATCTTCTTTGAGACAAGTCTTTGGTCTTTTCATACTGCCATCATCTTGTACTCTTTTGATACAGGGGTTTGTAATTCTTGCATTTGATACTACCCACCACTGAGGAGCTGTAAGCTCTACTGGTCTTGGTAAATCAGGTTGCATGATGTCGATTTCAATTGGTTTTGATACTATCTCTACTTTCTTAGTAGGAAGTAAACTACAACTACTTATCGTCAGTGCTAGGCACAGTAAGCTCGTATAACTTTTCTGTATCATCTTCCATTCCCTCCATCACTTTTTCACTACCATTGTTGAACCTGTTAGTCATAAGACCAGGCTTTTTCAATGCTAGCATATCTAAATTGTGTCTGCTAAATATTGCAAGATACTCTGCTTTTTCAGCTTCTATTTCTGAGTTTCTTCTAGACATATTCATAAGAGACTTACCTTGTTTTTCATAAGACTCTCGCAGTGTGTCCATTGCCTCTTGCTGGGCTTGCACTGCATTTTCTAACTTGATATTGTTTTCTTTTAAGGTTTCATTCTGACTGTACAGAAAGTAGCATAGACCTCCTAATACAACTAATCCACCTATTGTTAATTGGTTCATAATTCTTGAATCCTGTAGTTAAGTCCATCAGCACCACTAATTTCTACTAGTTCTCCTTCTTCTGTGATGAATGATATAAACTTTGGTTGTTTTTTGATGAACTTCTTGACGATAAACTCTTGGTCGTCTGCGTCTCCCCAAGTAGCATTATAGCTCACTTTGAGACTATAATAAGTAATGAACAGGTTTTTAAACCAAAACCACCACTCACCTACTTTATCTAGAAACTTAGACATTGCTCCAGTCTTTTCCTTCATATAGTAAAGCTTCTGCTTCTCTTCTTCGGATTAGTCCTTCTAATACTTTACCACCTGCTTTGTTCCACCTTTTGATTTGAGCAGGTACACCAGCATGGTCGCTAGCGTTGATGACTTTCAACATAGTTGAAGCGCGAAGATTTCCATTACCTAGATTGAACACCCATGATACAATTGCATCGAATTGGCACTGAGAAAGTGGAACGGTTACGGCTGTGTTCACATAGTTTTCGTACTCCTCTATCTCATGTACTAACATCTCGTCTGCTTCTGCTTTAGTAATTACATCTCCTTCTTTGACATCTTTAATATGTCCATATCCGATAGTCCATACTCCAGCAGCGCACTTGTACGCTTCTGTCTCCATACCTTCGAATTTTTTGATTAGGGATAATCCCTCTATTGAAATTTGCATATTTTCTCCTATAGGTTGGGGAGCCGAAGCTCCCCTAATACATTCTGACAGTTTAAGTAAGTACTGTAACACTCTGCACCATTATGCCACCGAAGGCTATCACTAATGTATAATTAGCTACCATGTTGCAGAACTCTCCGTTCTCACATATACTATCACGAACTTTTGATAATGTTTTCATCAATTAATCTCCAAGATTTTCCTCTTGGAATCTGGAGTTCGTAACAGTCTGATTGTCAGCAATCCGTCTTGTAGACTTACTTCTTCTACTTGTAGGTCGGCGTTTAGAATAAATCTTCGTTCAAAAGACTTTAAACTTAATCCTTGATGAATAAAATTTTCATCTACTCCTAGTTTTGTTTCTTTTTTACCCTTGATGTGGAGTTCTTTGTTATCAAAGACTATCTCCAACTCTTCT